AGATGAAAAAAGACAGGTTGCAGAATATAAAGGACAGATTGGAACCCGTGACTTTGGTCATTTACTTGTGGGTATAGCTACTGAATATAATGAAGCTTTATTAGCTCCTGAAAATGCTAATATTGGATGGGATACGGTTCAAACTATTGTTGATAGAGGATATGCTAATTTATATTATTCTCCTAAAGGAGATAAGTTAAACATAGAATCATATTTTGATAATTATGACACAACCCAAATGATCCCAGGATTTATAACTAGCCCTAAAGTTAGACCTATGATGATAGGTAAAATTCAGGAAGCTATTAAGGAACAAAGAGTAATCTTTTATTCAAAAAGATTATTAGATGAGATGGAAGTTTTTATTTGGAAAAATGGAAAAGCACAAGCCCAACAAGGTTATAATGATGATTTAGTTATGGCATTTGGTATTGGAATGTTTTTAATGGATACTTCAGTTAAATATTCCCAAAACTATTTAGAAATGAGTAAAGCTACTTTAAGTAATATACAATCTAGTAATACCCCCTTTGCAGGAGTTTATAATCCTAATGGAAAAATTGAAAATCCATATAAGGTAAAAATAAAAGGGGAAATGGAAAGTATTAAGTGGTTACTCTAAAGTAATATTTATAATAATAAAATTTTATAATGGCAGATACAGGATTATTTCCTCGATTAAAAAGATTATTTTCTACGGATGTAGTTATTCGTAATGCTGGGGGAAACCAAATAAAAGTAATGGATACTAACCAAATCCAAACCTCAGGGGAATTTGCTACTAATGCTTTGTTAAACCGATTTAAAGGAATATATAAAAACCCTGCTTCTACTTCTTTATTTGGCCAACAATTTAATTTAAACTACTCCTATCATAGACCCCAAATCTATTCAGATTATGATGCTATGGATCAAGATGGTATTATAGCTTCTGCCTTAGATATTATAGCTGATGAATCTACATTAACTAATGATATGGGGGAAGTACTTCAGATAAAATCATCAGATGATGAAGTTCAAGAAGTACTTTATAATTTATTTTATGATGTATTAAACATTGAGTTTAATCTGTGGTCTTGGATTAGACAAATGTGTAAGTATGGAGATTTTTTCTTAAAATTAGAAATCTCAGAAAAATTTGGGGTTTATAATGTTATACCATATTCAGCATACCACATAGAAAGAAGAGAAAATTTTGACCCTAAAAATCCAGCAAAAGTTCAATTTGCATATAACCCTGAAGGATTTTTTAGTGGTAATTCTTCGGGTTATTATCATACTCCTAATCAATCTAATACTGACGATACTATTGTTTTTGATAACTACGAAATAGCTCATTTCAGATTAATTTCTGATATGAATTATCTTCCTTATGGTCGTTCATATATTGAACCCGCCCGTAAATTATTTAAACAATATATCTTAATGGAAGATGCTATGTTAATTCATAGAATTGTTCGTGCCCCTGAAAAACGTATTTTTTATGTAAATGTTGGAAGTATTCCTGCTAATGAAATAGAAAATTTCATGCAGAAAACTATCAGCACAATGAAACGTACTCCTTACATAGATGAAGAAACCGGAGAATATAATCTTAAATTTAATCTTCAAAATATTAATGAAGATTTTTATATTCCTGTAAGGAATGGAGACTCAACTACTAAAATTGATACTACAAAGGGTTTAGATTATGATGGTATTAAAGACGTAGAATATTTAAGAGAAAAATTATTTGCTGCTCTTAAAATTCCTAAAGCTTTTATGGGCTATGATGAAAACTTACAAGGTAAAGCAACATTAGCAGCTGAAGATATTAGGTTTGGGCGTACAATTGATCGTATCCAAAGAATTATATTATCCGAACTTTATAAAATCGCCTTAGTACATCTATATGCCCAGGGATTTGATGATGAAAGATTAACTAATTTTGAATTAAGGTTAACTACTCCCTCTATTATCTATGATCAAGAAAGAATAGCATTATTAAAAGAAAAAGTAGATTTAGCTTCTTCTATTCTTGAAAATAAGTTAATGCCTTCTGATTGGGTTTACGATAATATTTTCCATTTAAGTGAAGATGAGTATGAAGAAATAAGAGAATTAATAATTCAAGATCAAAAACGTACTTTCCGTTTATCACAAATTGAGACTGAAGGAAATGATCCTAAAGAAACAGGACGTTCTTATGGCACCCCCCATGATTTAGCTGCTTTATATGGAGTAGGAAGAATGCAATCAGACCCAGGCAATGTACCTTCTGGGTATAACGAAAAATCACCATTGGGAAGGCCTAAAGAAAAAGCTTCTAATATTAATACCCAAGATAATCCTTTTGGTAGAGATCGTTTAGGTAGAAAAGATATGAAAGCAGATGATCAACCTTCATACCCCAAAGGACCTCAATCTATTTTAGGTAGAAATAAAAGTTTATTTGAAGAAATAGCAAATAAAAAAATAATCTTTAATAAAAAAGGAAATGAAGATTCTTTATTAAATGAATCAAATATTAAAGATATTAAATAATTACCTATCTTAATATATTTATAATAAATTCTACTAGAGTGATTATCAAACATTCAAAATACAAAAATACCGGAATTTTATTTGAGTTGCTTGTACGTCAAATAACTTCTGATACTTTAAATGGGAGTAAATCTCCTGCTTTAGATATAATACAAAAATTTTTTGTAAAAACTGAATTAGGCAAAGAATATAAACTTTATGAAGTTTTAGGAAAAACTACTTCTCTTACTGAAGGGAAAGCTAATATCATTCTTCAAAGTTTAATAAGCAATTCTTTAAAATTAAATCGAAAGATATTAAAAAGAGAAAAATATAATTTAATTAATGAAGTAAAAAAACATTACGATTTAGAAAAGTTTTTTAAAACTAAATTGCCTAATTATAAAGTATTTGCCGCTTTTTATACTTTAACTGAAATTGAAAATTCAGATAAAATTATCAATCCATCCCAAATGATTGATAATAAAGTAACATTGTTAGAACATCTATCTACATCTACAATTAAATCTGAACAAGTTAAAAAAGATCTTATTCAAGAATTTAGTGAGTTTGATAAAGATACTCGTTTACTTACATATAGAATTTTAATAGATAAATTTAATGGTAAATATTCTGATTTATACGAAAGCCAAAAAATATTATTAAGAAATTATATTTACCTAACTGATTCTCTTCCTGTATTAAGGGAATTTTACAATACAGAAGTTCAAAATATAAAATCTAAATTAGGTGATATTTCTAAAATTGTAAAAGATAAAGCTATAAAAATTAAACTTAATGAAGTAAAATCTTTACTTAAAGAAATAGATAAAACCCAAAAGATAACAAGTGAAGATATTACTAATCTACTTCAATATCAAGAATTAATAGAAGTATTAAGTAAAAAACATGGAGCTTAAAATAGGAGATACTAATATAGAAAACGGAATAGAATCTACAGTAGTAGATATTGATTCTAAAACAGGAGCTATTACCTGGGATATAGATTATACTCCTGACTACAAAAAATTATATAAAGAAATCTCAGCTTTACTAGAAACTGCTAAAGAAGTTTATCTCCAAACCAAAGATCCTTTCTTTAAAGATCACTATAATGATGTTCGTAAAACTCGTAACCAGTTAAGAACATATTTAAGAAATAATAAAAAAGAAGTTTATGACAAGATAAAACAGATGTCAGAAATATCTGCTACTGGGGGTTCTGCATCTTTTACTTCAAACACAGGAACCGGTATGCATTATGCTGCTCCTTTAGGATATAAAAAAGTAAAAGATACTGACTCCAAAAAAAATAATATGTATAAGTATAAACTTAATTTAAAAGAAAATAGTAGAGAACAATTCCAACAAAGGAGGATTAATGCTTTTGATGAGATTGAACGTGAGTTAAATAACCTCTTTCCAATCTTATCTAATGCTAAAAAAGAAACCATTGATTACTATCAGGATAAACCTTCTACTTTTGAAGTAGTTTATCCTACTGATTTAATTAAGGATTATATTAAAGATATTAAAGAATTATTACCAATATCATAATGAAAACATTACAACAACAATACCAGTTAATTAAAGAAGGAAAAGGGCGTAAAGATCTTTTTATAAGACAAGCTCTAAGACAATTCCCTAATATTTTAACCAAATTTAATACCTATAATGAGGTTGTAACTATCTTAAAAGGAAAACAAGTTATTTCTGAAGGAATAGGGGGAGTTGCTTCTATAGGTGGTATTACTCCTTTTAGTAAGTTTAGTGAGTTTTTAGCTGAAGAAGCTAAAGTCGAAGAAAAGAAAACTACTAAAGAAGTAGAAGAAAAACAAACTGAAAATTTTGATTATACAGATCCTAAAAATATAGATAACCTCTACGGTCAACAATTCCTTAATGGGTATTACGTTGAAATGAAAGATCCTAAAAATAAAGATAAAAATGTAGATGAACTTAAAGGAATAGTAGCTAAAAATCTTGAAAAAGATAGAAATTTTTATGTTAAAAATGCTGCTTTTGGAATTAAAGGTATTGGTTATACTGATGAAGCCCCTGGATTAAAGGCATCAAAATCAGACCAAATGGAAAAAGTTAAAATGAATGAGGGTAGAGTTAAATTAATGGATTTACTTAATGAATGGGAAACTGTAGTTAGGGAACAAGAAGATGAAAAAAAATCCAAAAAGAAAAAAGCTATAAAACCTAAAAAAGAATCAACAGATTCTAAATTAAGCGAGATTGAAAAACAAGGTAAAATTGTAACTTTAGAAGCCCAACTTGAAGCTCTTACAGATATTATTGAGTCTAAAAAACAAAGAATTGAACTAGTATCTGAAGATGATAGTTTATCTGAATTAGTTGATGCTAAAAAAATTAAAGAACTCCAGAAAGAAATTAAGCTTTTAGAAAAGAAAAAAGCTAATATGGAAAAAATGTATGAAAAAATGGCGGGTAAATCTTACAAAGCCCCTATTACTGATGGAGAAGATTTAAGTATTAACCCTGAAGCAGATGAAATTTCACCTGAAGATTTAGATGCTGCTTCTGATTATTATGATAAATTATCATAAATGAAACAAGTATTAGTCGAAACCCAATTATTTACACCTAAATCCAATCTGTTAACAGAAGGAAATCTTTCTGAAAGAGGTAATCCTATGGTTGAAGGTATCTTAGCTACTGTTGAAGTAAAAAATGGTAATGGTAGATATTATTCCAAAGATATTTGGAAAAGGGAAATCGACAAATACATGGAAAGTGTTGAACAAAAAAGAGCATTAGGCGAACTAGACCATCCCGAATCTTCAGTAATTAACCTTAAAAATGTTTCTCATAATATAACTAAAATATGGTGGGATGGAGATAATATTAATGGTAAAATTGAAATTTTACCTACCCCATCAGGTAATATTTTAAAAGCACTTATTGAAAGTGGAATTTCAGTAGGAGTATCTTCTAGAGGAATGGGTTCTTTAGAAGAAAAAGGAGGAATGTTAGAAGTTCAAGATGATTTTGAATTATTATGTTTTGATTTTGTAAGTACTCCCTCAAACCCTGGTTCTTGGATGAGACCTGCATCTAAATCTTTAAGAGAAGGTGTAGAAATGTTTGTAGAAGATTACACAGAAGTAAATAATATAATAAGAGAAATTTTATGTTCCAACGGAACCTGCCCTCTTCCTTAAAAAAAGGGTAATTTTACTATCTTTTTATATATGTATCCCCGAATATACCATCTCTCTATATATGGTATTAAAATATTTTATATATAATTTCTTATTACGTTTTTTTCAATAAACGTATTTCCCAAACTTAAAATTTTGGTATTATGACAAACAGAGAAATGCTTAAAGAAGCAATCGCTGATGCAAAAGCACTTAAAGAAACTGCTATTGCAAACGCAAAACTCGCCCTCGAAGAAACTTTTGAACCAGCTTTAAAATCAATGCTTTCAGCAAAACTGGAAGAAATGGAAAAAGAAGAAGATTTAGAAGAAGGTAAAAAAGAAGAGGTAGAGGAAGGAACTAAAGCTGAACTTGAAGAAGTTGAGGAACTTGAAGAACTCGAAGACCTTGAAGAAGGTGAAGAGTTAGAAGAGTCTGAAGAACTTGAAGAAGGTGAAGCTGAACTCGAAGAAGCTGAAGAATCTGAAGAGGAATCTGAAGAGGAATCTGAAGAGGAAGGTGAAGAAAATGAAGAAGAAGAATTCGACATTGAAGACCTATCTGAAGAAGAATTAAAAGCTATTATCGAGGACGTAATTGAAGATATGATTCAGGCCGGAGAATTAGAGCCTGGAGAATCTTTTGAAGAAGAAGGTGAAGAAGATCTTGACAATCTTGATAGTGAAGAAGAAGGTGAATTAGAAATAGAAGATGACACCATGATGGCTTCACTAGAAGAAGAAAAAGATCTTGATGAAGGTGAAAAAGAGGAAATGGAAGAAGGTAAAAAAGAGGAAATGAAAGAAAACGAAGAACTTGAAGAACTAAGAAAAGAACTTCAAGAAGTTAATCTTTTAAATTCTAAATTACTTTATGCTAACAAAATCTTTAGAACCAAAAACCTTCAAGAACATCAAAAACGCAAAGTTCTTGAGTCTTTTGACGAAGCTCAAACGGTAAAAGAAGCTAAGCTTGTATATGAAACTTTAATTAGTACTCTTAATGCAAAACCTGCTACCAAAACAAGAAAACCAATTAGAGAATCAATAGGTAGAGCTTCTTCTCCAATAAATTCATTAGCTAATAAAACCCCTATAGTTGAGTTAGCTCCTGAATTTGTAAGAATGCAAGAACTTGCAGGTATTAAAAAAGTAAATTAATAATTAAACTAAAAAAAGACTAAAAAAATGTCAAAATTACAAACACTTTTAGAAAGCTCCTCTAAAGAATGGAAAAACCTCCAATCTGATGCAGCGAGATTAGCTAGCAAGTGGGAAAAAACAGGCCTTCTTGAAGGAATGGATAGACAAATTGATAGAAACAATATGTCTATTATTCTTGAGCAACAAGCAAAGCAACTTGTAGTTGAAGCTTCTTCAACTGGAGGAACTGCTGCTTTTACTGCTAATGTAGGAACTGGTGACCACTGGGCTGGTATTGCGTTACCTATGGTACGTAAAATTTTCGGATCAATTGCCGCTAAGGAATTTGTTTCCGTACAACCTATGAATATGCCTTCAGGTCTAGTATTCTATTTAGATTTCCAATATGGAAGCACTAAGAATGCTGGAACAGGAGCTACACCTACCAATTTTACCTCTGGTGATTCACTTTATGGTGGTGACAGCACTCCTTTCTCAACTAATGGTGCAGCTGGAGAAGGTCTTTATGGACCTGGTAGATTCGGTTATTCAATCGCATCTCAATCAGATAACACTATTGAATTTACAGTACCTGATTCAGCTTCTTGGAAAGAAGTAGGATTTGATTCAAGTTTATCAGCTTCTGTAGCTGCTGGAGAAATTGCTAAAATCCAAATCGCTAACATCACAACTCAGGTAACTAATCCTGATCTTGAAGCAGTTAGAGGATGGGCTTTTATTTCAGCTTCCGCTGTAGTAGGCCAAGTAAATGCTTACAACACTGTTTCAGGAACTACTGTAACAATGTTTGTATCAGCTTCAGCAGGTGCTATTGCTGATGGTACTGGATCTTTACAGTATACTGTACAACCTGAAGATAACACCAGAGGTGATTTCGAAAATAGCGCTGCTATTCCCGAAATTAACATCGGTATGAGATCTGAAGGAATCGTTGCTAAAACCAGAAAGCTAAAAGCTGTATGGACTCCTGAATTCGCACAAGACTTAAATGCTTACCAAAGTCTTGATGCTGAAGCTGAAGTAACTAATATCATGAGTGAATACGTTTCTCTTGAAATTGATTCTGAGGTATTAGCAATGCTTATTCAAGATGCTTCTGCTGGAACAGAATACTGGAGTGTACAAAACAACAGATTCTATGTATCTGGAGATGACTTCACAAATGATACTAACGGATACTTTAACACTCAAGGTCAATGGTTCCAAACTTTAGGTACTAAAATTAACAAGTTAAGCAACGAAATCCACAGATTAACTCTTCGTGGTGGTGCTAACTTTATGGTAATTTCACCTACTGTTGCAACTATTCTTGAGTCTATTCCTGGATTTGCTGCTGATAACAGCGATGCAGAAAAAATGGAATACTCATTTGGTATCCAAAAATCAGGAACGTTAAACGGTCGTTACAAGGTTTACAAAAACCCATACATGACTGAAAACACTATCCTATTAGGTTATAGAGGTACTCAATTCTTGGAATCAGGTGCTGTATTTGCTCCTTATATTCCATTAATCATGACTCCTCTAATCTATGATCCTGATACTTTAGTACCTAGAAAAGGTCTCTTAACACGTTACGCTAAGAAAATGTTAAGACCTGAATTCTATGCTAAGATTTTTGTATCTGGATTAACTACTCTATAGTAGAGGTTTAACATAGCAAAATTGAGAGGGCATTATGCCCTCTCTTTTTTGTACTGTTAGTAACACCCTCAGATACTTTACAATAAGTGTGGCTACCTGAACCCCTATTCGTATATTTACCAGGTAATAATAAAATGGAACTTATTTCATAATTTAATAATTTAAAACATTAACAGCTAAAGAAATTCCTAATGTTCAGTAATAAACCTCTTACAGAAAACGAGAAAAAAGCCCTTAAACACATTGAAAGTAATGGTTGGGGAGAAATTCATCCTGATGATTTTGATTTTAACAAATTCTCTCGTAAAACCTATAATTCCCTAGTTAAAAAAGGGTATCTTAACCTATATAGTTCTGTATATTGTTTAACTGAAAAAGAATACTAAAATCTTTTGCGATTTTTGTGGTTACCTGAATCCTCGTTCGTATATTTACCAGGTAATTAAAAAAACAGATAATGATGTCACAAGTAGAAAAAATCCAAAATCAAATTGAAGGTCTTCAAAAACAAGTTTACCAACTTGAAGATCAATTAAATACAGAAACTGAAAAAGTTTTTGATAAGTATCTAAAAGATTGCTTTAATGTTCCTGGTCCTTATACTTTCTCAATTAAAGGTTATAGAGGTGAGAGCTTCCAAGTTTATCAGCATGGTATCGATGTCGAAACCGGAGAAAAAGTTAAGAAAGATATTTTCACTCTTTATTATGAAGGGAAAAAGTACGGAATGTTAACCTCTAAAAATGTAGTAAAAATTAATTATTATACTTGTGGTTCCCATTGTGATATGTTTGAGCTTAACCGAATGATGGTTTTAGGGAAGGTTGCTGAAGTTTTGAATAATCAATTCCACCAAATTAATGGAGAAATGGGTTCTGAACTTAAAAAAGTTCATGAATTATTTGATAAAAAAATGAAGCCTCTTAAAGCCAAAATTAGTAGTCTTGAATTAGAAAAAAGAGAATTGATTAATCTAGAAAGAGAAAATCGTAAAAAAGCTCGCCTTGAAGATTTTAAAAAAGGAGTTGAATTTAATTCTTATAAAGTTATTGAAAACACCAATAACAAGTATGTAGTTACAGGATTCAAAATTACAGGTTTTACCCCAAGTAGAAAAACAGTAATGTTTGACTATAATCACAGAGGATTTAAAGGTTCAGGAAAAATTTTGACAAAAGATATTGAAGGTCTTTTGCTTATTGATGATTATATTGTTGCTTCATAAGAATTTAATTAATTAAGTAATTTAAGCCGGTATTTTACCGGCTTTTTTGTGTTTATATACATTACCTATAGTTTTATGATGGGTACTATAATTTTCTTATAATATACATTTATAACCGCTTATATTTTATATGTTTTAAACAATATATTATATTTATAAAAGAGAATTAGTTTATAACCAATTTAACATATATGGGAGATTATAATAAAACCCCCGAAGCACAAGAAAAGTTTCAACAAAAAAGAAAACCAAAAAATCCAATCAAATTTAAAATACAACTTAACGAAGAACAAAAAGAAGCAAAATCCAAAATTTTAAATAATACCTTAACCTTATTATCTGGGGCTGCAGGTTCAGGTAAAACACTTTTAGCTTGTCAAATAGCTTTAGAAGGCCTCTTTTCCAAAGAATATAGCAAAATTATAATTACAAGACCTACTGTATCAAAAGAAGATATAGGTTTTTTACCTGGTGACTTAAGGGAAAAAATGGATCCTTGGGTTCAACCTATTTACCAAAATATGTATCTTTTATACGATAAAGATAAAATAGATAAAGCAATTCAAGATAGTGAGATAGAAATAGTTCCTGTAAGTTTCATGCGTGGTAGGACTTTCTTAGATGCTTGTGTTATTGTAGATGAAGCCCAAAATGTAACTCATGAACAGATGGAAATGATTGTTACTCGTATTGGTTTACGTTCTAAAATGATTATTTGCGGAGATGATTTACAAGTAGATTTAAAACATAAAGGAGAATCAGGATTTAGATTCCTTTATAAAGCATCTAAAAAAATAAAAAACCTAGAATCTATAACTTTAAAACAAAATCATAGAGACCCAATTGTAACTGATTTATTAGCTTTATATGAAGAGGCTTCAGAAAGGGGAATAACTAGCACCTCGGGTTTGAGTAATAAACGTAGATAAAAATTTTTCATATTTATAATAAAAATAAATGGCTAATATTCTGATATATGATGGAAATCCTGTATGGGATGCTAATGCTACCCCTTTTGGGTTTTATGACAGTGATACTCAATTTCAATCTGATGCTATTAAGGTAACTAAATTTTGTGCTATAAGATTAGGATATCCTATTGAAAATGTTGAATTACAATCTTCTTCATTTTTTACTGCGTTTGAACAAGCTGTAACTGTATATGGAAATGAATTATATGCTTATAAACAAAGAGAAGATTATTTATCTATAGAAGGTAGTTCTAATTCATATTCCCAAAGTGTTATAGATGGTACTACTTTTGAAAATACTTTAGTTAAACCTAATTTAGGAGGAATAATAGAACTTTCTCAACAATATGGAACTGAAGCTGGAGTAGGAGGAGATGTTACTTTTTATAGTGGTTCTATAATTTTAACTGGCAGTATCCAAGACTATGATTTAAGTGTATGGGCTTCTAATGAGGGGTTAACAGGAAGTGATTTAGAAATTAGAAAAATATTCTTTGAAAGTCCCCCTGCTATAAATAGATTTTATGATCCTTATGCAGCAACAGGGGCAGGAACTTTAGGATTAATGGATTCATTTGGGTGGGGTGCTTACTCTCCTGCTATTACTAATATTTTAATGCCTTTGAGTTTTGATATTCAAAGAATGCAACAAATTGAATTAGCAGGTCAAGTTAGAAAATCTGATTTTTCTTTTCAATTAATTAATAAAAAATTAAGAATATTCCCTATTCCTACTAATAATGATGAAGGAAAAAGACTTTGGTTCCAATACAATTTAAAATCTGAAAAAACTTCATCAGGATTAACTTCGGGTAGTGATCAAGTAAATAATATATCTCAATACCCTTATAATAATCCTATCTATTCTACTATCAACTCAGTGGGTAGAAGTTGGATATTTGAGTATACTTTAGCTTTATGTAAAGAAATGTTAGGGTATGTTCGTGGAAAATATAGTACAGTCCCAATCCCAGGAGCAGAAGTAACTTTAAATCAAGCAGATTTAATTTCTTCTGCAAATGATGAAAAAGAAAAATTAGTTACTAAATTAAGAGAATATCTAGATCAGACTTCAAGACAATCTATGTTAGAAAGAAGAAATGCTGAATCAGATGCAATGCAAAATGAAATTAACAAAATACCAATGCAAATATTTATTGGATAATGAGTTTATTTGGTGGTGAAAGAGATATAAGTTTTTTTAGACACATTAACCGTGAGTTGATGGGTAATATTATTTCTCAACAATGTGTTTACTACAAATATGATTTAGGGGAAACCAAAGTAAACATATATGGGGAAGCTTCTAAAGGAAAATATTTTCTTCCTCCTATATTACTTAATTGTTTAGTAGAAAGGAGTGATCAAGAATTTCCTGAAAGTGAAGTAGCTGTAGATTTTAAATGGGCAATTACCTTTAGATTTTTAAGAGATGATTTATTAGATAGAAATAAAAATTTTAATAAAGATTGGCAATTCCAAAATACTTATGGTGCTAATTTAGTACCTGAAGTAGGAGATATTATAATGTATAATAGAGGATATTATCAAGTAGATTCTACAAATGCTAACCAATATTTTGTAGGTAAAAATCCTGACTATGATTACAAAGATAGTACAGGAACTAATATCCTTAATGAAGATGATTTAGATAAATTTGGGTGGAACACCTCTATTATATGTAATACACACATTATCCCCGCAGATAAAACCGGATTATCATTTGAACGTATGTAATGGCTAAAAATAGAAAACCAGTACCTAAAACACAAAGAGAAATAAGTGA